AAGGGATACTTTGAGGAGCATAACAAGTTGGTCAAGAAGGATGATAAACCCAAGAAGAGTGGTAAGAAGTCTATTGACTTTTACGAAAAGTAAGCCACAGAGTACAAAAAACAAAAAACATCGCGAGGGGTGGATTATCCCCAAATCTCTCAGCCAATAGAGCGCACACCACGCTGTATTGGACGAGCCTAATTTCTTGTTGTGTTTTGACCATCGTACGTTTCATAGACCCCCTTGACTTTTGAAGACCTGTGACAGCCGTGTTAATTTTACCAATGGTTCCAGGTATCTCCGTTGTTTTCATGAATATGTCTCCAACATCTACAGACTCTATGATCTGTTGTTGGATGAGAGGTTCCAGGTATGTGAAATAGTTGAACTCTGGATCCAGTTTGAGACAAATACCTTCGATTGTGGAGAAGGCTTTGGCCAGGTACACAAAACTACTGGGTACGACGAATGGTTTTTCGATCGCAAGTTGTGCGGCGAGATCATCATTGACAATTCCCGAACCATCTAGAGTTTCTAAGTATCCCAGGATGTTCTCGAAGAAGAGTTCAATATCAGAAACATCTGATGATGTTGGAACGATGACACCCAATTTGACCAGGGTGTCGACGATACCTGCAGTGTCTCGCATGATTATGAACCCAAAGAGTTTTGTAAATCCATCTCTTAATTCTTCAGAAAGTGGTACGAGTAGACCAAAATCATAAAATACAAGTTTCCCCTTGGATGAAAATCCCAAGTTACCTGGGTGTGGGTCTGCATGGAAGAGGCCGTTATCCATGGTTTGAATCACATATGAGTTAATCAGGGCTTCACATATCTTCTTCTTGTTCACTTTCGGATCGGTAATTTCTGTGAGTTTGGTGGATGCGACATATTCCATCACAATCATTTCATCGTTTGAATACTTTTTGTACACTTTTGGAACCTTTACCCAGTCAACTTCTTTCATACTTTTTCGAAACTTTACGGCGTTATCAATCTCCTGTTTATAATCAGCCTCTCCCAAGAGATACTCTATAGACTCATCCAGAACTCTTCCCGAACTATTTCCTGTGTCGATACCTATACGCTCTAAAAATTGTACAATGTCGCGTATGTTATCGGTATCTTCTTTCATGATATCCAGGATTCCTGGACGTTTTAATTTTACAACAACTTTTTGACCGGTTTGGAGTACAGCCATATGGACCTGGCCGATACTCGCTGATTTAAATGGTACAGGGTCAAATTCTTTAAAAATATCATAGTCTACAATGGTATCGAATTCCACGGGAGGAACATTATCCTGTAGCGATTCCAATTCCCTTGTAAATTCAGGTGGGTAGAGATCCGCTCTCGTCGAAGCGATTTGACCTAATTTTACAAACGTTGGACCGAGATCAAGGAGTTCTCCTTTCGTCCAGCGACCCAATTCAGTTTTATTTTGTACAGTGGCATTTTTCCATAGAAACTTACCAGCAAACTTCCATGTTTTCAACCTTCTACTAGGAACTTTGATTGGTACATGTTGAGAAACACATAACATTCTACTTTCTGTAAAGGTTTTTATTTTCTTAATTTATATAAATGACAAGGCTTGCAAATGTATTTAACCCTGTCACAGGACCTGTGGAAATGTTAGTCAAGACACAGCCCATTGTATTCTCCCTTATCATATTGTATCAGGGTCTATTCTCTGGTAACGCTATACAGATTCCAGAGAGACTCCGATCTCTTTTCGATAACAAAGCGTTTCGTTTTGGATCTCTGATGCTCATCGCCTTCAGTGCGACCCAAGACATTGAATACGCCCTCTTCTCGACTCTCATATTCTTGAGTGTGATGTATGCTTTGCGAACTCCTGAGGAGCGTGATAAGACCGGATTGATTTAATTTATCCACTACAAGTAGAATGAAGATTCATATTATAGGAGCGGGTCCAAGTGGTATGTCATTAGCTTGGGAATTTCTCAGAGCGGGAAATGATGACATAACAATTTATGATAGAAAACTATCTGCTGGTGGATCGTGGTGGGAACCAGAAATAGAGACAAGAGATCTTCACGCACATAGGATCGTATTCGATCGTGCGTTTATCAATACACAATCACTTTTCAAAGAGATGAATATTTCGTGGAATGATATATTCCAACCCGTGAATAAAAAGAAGTATCTCGATACCGCTTTCAAGTCTCTAAGTTTTAGAGATTATGGAACCCTGATTTCACTGTTTACTCGTGTACTCACACACTCGAGTGAATACAAGGGGGTGTCTCTCATGAACGCGATTGGACCCCTCAGTGACACAGGTCGGGCGTACATAGAACATTTACCGTTAATAATGGATGGTGTCACTTGGGATGTCATGTCCGCCTATGAATTTGTAAAAAATATAGATCATACTTCACTTTCGAACATGTACACACAAAGAGTTTCTGGTAAAGTAATGTGTGATGCCATGGAAAAGTGTTTACTAGATCACGGTGTTAACTTTATTTTTGGAACTGAAGTAACTTCCATAGAGTATCGAAGTGATGGATATTCTGCTAAGTTTGATACTGATCAAATTATAAACGATGGCATGTTATTTTTATGTGTAGATAACAGTCCAGCTCTAAAACTCTTGGGTGATAACTGGGGTCCGGATGCAGAGAAAAAGTTGCGAGGAAGTACATACGGCGCCATAAATGTTCTTCTCGATTATGACGAGAAACCAGTGTTGAAAACCGATATAGAAATAGCAACGCAAACCAAATGGAACTTACAACCTAAAGTTCTTTCGGATGGAAAAACAGTCTCATGTGTTATATGTGACTTGACCGAAGAGATTTTGAGTTCTAGTCCCGAAGTCGTAAAAGGGGAAGTTCTTAAGCAACTTGGTTTACCTAAACCAAATGATATACGAATTGGGTGGGGTGCAGAATGGGAAGGTGACAAATGGACATTTTCTCAGTCGTCGGGTGTTCTCAGTCTCCACGGTCAACTCCCATTTTTTGGAAACTGTTCAAAAGTTGCCATGTGCGGTATGATGTCCCCTAGAAATACACCATACTCGAGTATCGAGTCAGCCGTTGAAGTGTCAAGATCTCTGAGTCATCAAGTATTCGGCACTAGAAAGCCACTCAAACCTCTTCTCGTTTCCCACGTTTTGTTGTACACTTTTGTGATACTTATAGTTTTAACGTTAGTTTATTTTAAGAAGAAATGAAATTTCTAGGAAAGGTACATGAACCTATTTATGAGTTCAACGACAAAAAGTATATTCGTTTTATAATTCCATCTAAGTGTTCAGAAATTATAGAGCGAATGCATATAAATAAATGGCGTTTTCTATCAAACCCAAATATTGACAATCCATTGGATGGTAACATACTAACAGTAAAAGTCCCGTTTCGGTACCGAAGAGTCATGTGTAACGTTCAAGGAAAACCTATTCAATCTCTCGTCAAAGACGATGAGGTCGAAATTGAAATAGAGTTCAAGGGTGTGTGGAATGTCGGTAATTATTCGGGCTTATCTTGGGTACTCTCTTCCTCAATCTTCTCAAGTCCTTGACTGGGATCTATGGGTAATTCAATCGTGTTCACACCACCCTTTTTCAGGTTAGAAAAGGTTTGAAGCATTCCCTGGAGACGAAAAACTTCTTGAGTCATCTGTTCAATCGTCTGTTCGAGTCGTTTAATATTCTCATCAATGTCGAGAGTGGGCATCGTGTACTTATTTAAAGTTTCGCATCTTTAAATAAGTATGCTCTCCAGAACCGGATACATCGTGAATACGGGTCCAGTTCAGGAAATTAAAAAGGAACTTACCGTAAGACCTATAGTAAATGGGGATTATGGATTCCCTCCACCACCTTTCAAAGTTTTCAGACCAGCTAAGAATGGAGTCTGCGTTCCAAGATTCTACGGAACTTCTAAACTTGGAGAACCCTTGGAAGACAAGAGACCAGAACCTAGTCGCATCGATACCAAGTTCGTTGGGAAGCTTCGAGATTCCACACACCAAAATGATGCCCTCCGTTCAGCAATTGAAGCAGGGCATGGCGTCCTTTCTTTACCATGTGGCTATGGTAAAACGACGGTATCCCTGGCCATAGCGTGTAAGTTGGGGTACAGGACCATGATTGTAGTACACAAACAATTCTTAGCCGATCAATGGCGAGAAAGGATTCAACAATTTTGCCCGGGTGCCACGATTGGTGTCGTGCAACAGGATAAGAAGGAAGTCGATTGTGACTTTGTCATCGCTATGCTCCAGTCATTGTCACTCAAAGAATATTCATTTTCAGATTTTGATAGTGTAGGAACTCTCATAGTCGACGAGGCGCATCATATTTGTGCAAAGGTATTTAGTCAGTCACTCTTCAAAATGTGCCCCAAGCACATCTTTGGACTCTCAGCGACACCAGAACGAAAAGATGGTCTCACGAAAGTGCTTCACTGGTTTATGGGTCCAACATTCTTTTCGGTTGAAAGAAAGAATCAAGAACAAGTTGAAGTGTTTCAGGTTACGTTCGATTCACCGAATTACAGAAACCCTCCACCATCTATGAGGAATGGAAAGATTTCAATGCCAAATATGATTACATGCTTAGTTGAAGATCGTCAAAGAAATAAGATGTTAGTGGAGTTGGTGAAAAAGGCTTCAGCGGGTACTCGACAACTTTTAGTTCTCAGTGATCGCCGACTTCATTGTGAATTTCTTCACCAATGTTTCCCTAAAACTTCAGGACTCTATATGGGTGGTATGAAAGAGGCTGCTCTCCAGGAATCTTCAAAAAAGAAGATCATCTTCGCAACATTCAGCCAAGCCCATGAGGGTCTCGATATTCCAACTCTTGATACAGTCATCTTAGCCAGTCCCAAGTCTGATATCACTCAAAGTATTGGTAGAATCATGAGAGAAACAAAGGGAAAGAAGAATGATCCTCATATTTATGATGTACACGACCCTTGGTCTATATTTACAGCGATGTATTACAAACGGATGAAGGTGTACCGACAAGGTGGATTCAATATCCGTGGAAAGGTTATAGAAGAAAAGAAGAATGACTTCCCTCAGGGAAAGTGTCTGTTTTTATAATCTGAACATCTATTAAATGTCGGGTGCATTAATACAATTGGTATCCAAGGGAATACAAGATGTCTACTTGACTAGTGACGATGGACATTCTTTTTTCCGGATGAAGTTTACGAGACATACAAACTTTTCTCAAGCACCAAAATACATTAAAAGTATTTCAGCCAAAGATACATCTATTAAAATTCCTGTTTTGGGTGATGTCCTCAATGGGTTATGGTTTGAATCAAGTTCTCTGAACTCGAATGCTAATATCGCATCCAACTTATTTTTTAATTCCACACTCGATCTCTTTATAGGTGGTCAAAAAGTTGATTCACAACCATATGATTATTTCGGTGATATATGGCCAAACTACTTAGCTGATACATGGAATAAAACACAAGAACTTAACAATAAAACTTCGACATCTAACTTTACCTTCGTTCCACTTCATTTCTTTTTCTGTGATCATAAAGCATTTTTACCTCTCGTAGCACTTCAACATCATGAAGTTGAAATACGAATTAATTTTGATGAAGCAAACTTAGCTACTATAGGAGCCAATGAAAAAACCGCTAAAATGTATGGAAACTATATATATCTAGATCGCGATGAGAGAGAATCACTTGTTAGTCGATCATTGGATTTTGTGATTACTCAAGTTCAGAAAATAGAGTTCCCTCTTACAACTACAATAGATAACACAGTGGCTAGTAATGAAAATGTCTGTGATATATCCGCTTTTAATCACCCAGT